ACACTACAGGGAAGAATACAAAGCTTATAGGAGTGAGGGAATTTGTCAGTAATTACATGAAATTTAATTATGAGTTTCATGGAGAATTTGGGTATATACGGGAGTCTCTTCAGAATATTGTTTCGTCTGTGTGTGAGTCTGGGATAAAGTTTTATAATCCTCACGCATTCGATAATAGTTCCAATAAAGAAAACATATCTAAATCAATTGTTTATCTTAAAACTATATTGTCGACCGCAGTCCAATCTTCCATATCAAACACGGAACATGGATACAAGTCAAAATTCAAGTCTCCTTTAAAATCTGCACTAAATTTCGGGTCAGGAAACATTTTCCCAATCCTTTTATTTAAAATAGAAAACGAGTCAGAGTTATGGGTAAAATTAAAAGACCCTTTATCGGGAAATTTTTCGGTTGGAGATAAGACATCCTTATCTAACATATCCATAATACCGACGTTTGAACTGATATCGTGGGTGGCTTCGAGTTCAGAGAAAACCGTGAAGTTGAGAACGCCAAACTTTTCATTGAGTTTAAATGAACCATCGGATAGAACGATATCTACAAAATACTACTCAAATAAAGATTTATCTATTCCTAGAGAATCGGAGAATAAAATTTTAGTAAACAAGAAATTAATCGAATTAAACGTCGATTACAGAGATTTTTCAAACTTTGTGGTTTTCTCTTCCGCAAATCTAAGGTTGAAGATTTTCAAAAACAAAGTCATTCAACTGACTAAGTTGGGTGAAGATATATCGACATTATCAGCTATAGACACTGGAAGTTCTGTGGTGAATGGTAGATTGAGTGTATACAATGATCTAGAAAGCAAAAAATCCGAATTTGATGCGATTGTCGGTGGATTTGATGGATACGAATCGTATCTTTACAAATCAGGAAAGTTCGTATACAATACTGCTCTTTCGATTTTTGTGGAATCGTCAGGAAGTTCTGCCCCATCATCAACGTTAGAGGAACTTTTTTCGGAATCGGAGGTTTATGATAAGAATAATAGAGATTCTCTTCTCAATAACAGTCCGGAGTTCATTTACGAGGATCCTGATAATGACGAGTATTTGAAATTTTTGAGTATGGTTGGTCACCATTTTGATAACTTATATTTACACATATCTAACATAGGAATATATAAGAACGTCGGACATAACATAGATGATGGAATGACAGGAAAAGTGGTGAGTTATATACTCAACAGTTTTGGGTTTAAACTTCCACCAGGTTTATCCGGCCTCATAGAGTCATCCGACACGATAGAGAATTATCTTTCCTCAGTAGAACACGGAGGACTTTCTAACGGCATCTCTGTGGATGAAAAAACTAAGACGATATGGAAGAGGATGTTGATAAATCTTCCATCCATATATAAAACCAAAGGAACAGAGGAGTGTATTCGTCAAATATTCTCTATCTATGGGGTTCCTAATAACTTAATAACTTTCAAAGAGTTTGGTGGAGGATATTCTGACCATGAAATAAGTTCTTCATATCTTTCCGAAGAACGTGAATACCTTTTAGAGTTTCAGGGTGAAGATGATGAATATGTAGAAATATCCGGTTCGTGGAATGAGTTTAAATCTGTGGATTTTAAGTTATACATAGACCCGACAAACTACTCGTCTTCGAGACTCATAGTTCCGCTACACGAAAAATTTGGAATAGATGAAAACGATCCAGTTACCCAAGCTTATTCTCTAGGATTTGTTAAAACAGGAAAAACTCTAGGTCGGTTTTATTTTACAATCCGAAACGAATCTTCCCGTTTTACTACACTAACTGATCCGATATATCTATTCTCAGAAGAACCTATGAGTGTGATGCTCCGTAGGAATTACGTGGAAAAAAAATTCGGTGTAGAAGAGTCTGCGTCATTGGTTCCTATTAAATATGATCTTAAAATATATAGGCCTGGTGCCGGTGGGAAGGGTATAAATCAAAACACATCCTTTTATTTGAGCGGTTCTTTAAACTCCACATTTGATTGTAAAGGATATTTTACTTTCGGAAATACAAATTCCAGTGAAATAGAAATAGTAAGCGAAGTTTCGTCGGAGATACAAACCGAAGATTCTGCCTACGATTTCATATTAGAGGACTCGGTGGATTTGCCGACTGATAGCCTACCGTATTATTCACTGTCAAGATTCAGGGGATGTTTAGATAAATTTATAATTCAGTCTACCCCTCTGACGGATGAAGGTTTTGAAATACGAGGGAAGAACGTTCAGTCTTATTATCAAGGCGAGCCGTCATCGAGCTACGAGGATTTAATATTCCGGTTTGGACTTGGGATCCCGGTAGATTTTTCTTCGGCATCTTTCACCGATCAGGGATACAGAGTCAACAATTTAAATCCAAATTACTCGTCCTCGTTTGCCTGGTTGTATAACTTTTCGGGAAGTAATATTACTTCTAGCTTAAACACAGGAAGTTGTTTAACTCAATCGTATTCATATTTTCCACATCAAACCAAAGAGTTTTCTGTTATAAACGAGTTTCCCACAGAACATATAGGACCAAGTCGCCTTGAAAATCGAAAGATAAACTACACATCTATTCATATGGTAGATTCTCGTTTGTCACACGAAAAATCCACCACGTATAAAGAGAATTCTGATCGTTATTTGGATTCTAGAAAGTTGGGAATATTCGTTTCTCCGATTCACGAAAGAAATAAAGATATTCTAAACTTCTTTGGGAATCACGACATAATATCTTCGGTCGCGGAACCTTCTGATAGATATGGTCGCAGATATCTAAAGTTGGATGAGTTTCGTAGAAATTTTTACAAGAAAAACTCGGTGTCCAAGATTCTTTTTAATGAACTGTTTTCTATATACAAGATATTCATAGATAAAAGCATATTTGAGACTCTTAAATCCGTTCTTCCTGCTAGAAATAAGGTATATTCGGGAATTCTTGTGGAGGGGACGATTCTTGAAAGAAGTCGGGTTGAACAGAAACCGGCAAGTATTTCCGAAATCAAAACATATAGTTCTACTATTCACATAAATGACCTCGTTGGAGATTCGGAAATGTCCATTCCTATGAATTCGAGTGTCGATATAAAGTATATTTCTCGAAACAATGTATCCACATCGGACGGTTCCTTCTCCGGTTACGGATGTTTCAAGGACCGAAACAGTGAATACGACACAAACATATTTCTCGATGAGAGCGGTTACGTGTATTACGAAGGAAATACCTATAAAGCATATCAAAAGAAAACTACTAAAACAAAGAGTTACTCCGATGGAAAAGTGATTCGTAGGAACATTTACTCAGTTGACTTGGTGTTAAGTGGAAGTTCTTTAAATATTCCGGCTTCTTATACAGATCTCTCAGATGTGGACAGATTCCGACCTATAAACAGAAAACCTCTTCCGTTTAGGAATTCTACAGGAAAGTCTCGTCAAACGGATAAGACCACGCTGAATCGTGGTGAAACCGAAGATAGAAACCCTATTGTCCGAATATTGGTTGGGCCAAACATAAAAAACACCAACAGTGGATTAAAGGTTTAAAATAAAATTGAAAATCGAAATCAAAGACTATTTATTAGAAGATTATGGCATATTTAGACAACAAATCCATCGTAGTTGACGCCGTGCTTACAAAAAAAGGAAGAGAACTCTTGGCGAAGAACGGTAGTCTTAAAGTAACCTCCTTTGCTTTAGCGGATGACGAAATCGACTATGGATTATACAATCCCGACGCGGAGACTGAGGATTTGAAGGAAATTGCTCTTGTAAATACCCCCATATTTGAACCAAACACGGATGAGACGCAAGTGATGAAGTATAAATTAGTGACCTTGGATCAAGGATCGACTTTCATACCGACCGTGACTATTTCTCAAGAAAACATATCTGTTCTTTCGACCTATAACGGAAGAATCATCATATCTCCAGCAACCACCCCATCGAATTACAACGCAAACGGTGGGTATACAGCCATACTTGGAAATAGTAAGGTTGGAAGTCTCGTTGTCACGGTTGACGCTCCTGTTTCTTCCTCACCGGGAACCACACCGACGTTCGGCGGTGATAGAGCAGTGGATAGTTCAGTATATGCGGTCGGGTTGGAGTTTGCTTTCATACCGTCGTCCGCACTGAATAGAACCACTACTACCACGTTGACTATTGTGGGAAATGAATCTGGTGGGGGCGTAAGTATTCCTGTGACGGTTACTGTAACGAATTAATCTTATGGCGAACAATTTCAAAATATATCAATCATTTGAATCAGGAGATATCATATCGGGTAAAAATAACACGATATCAAACGGATTCTTTCCAGGAAATCAAGCAAATTTTTTACAATCATTACTTAGAACGGATTCGGATCAAAAACAGCTGACTGGTTCAAACGGAGCTTATGATGTATTGAATGGGTTGTATTATACCAATGTGTATGATGGTTCCACGTCTACCAAACAGTTGCTGTTTTCCATATCGTATGGTGACAAAAACGGCGGAGGAGTAAAAACAGGATCTCTTTTTAAGAATACAAAAGCCATATATTCTCAATTCTCGAATACATTGTTAGGAATTTCAGATGAAGATGGATTGTTCAGTTTTAAGACGGGCAGCACAACCTCGAATACCTACATAACAAGTTCCGAGATATTTGTAATGTCGTTTTCTACAAATTTAATGAACGATCAGTTGGACAAAGGACAGTGGGCATTCGCTTTAAATGGATCGAGTGGAAGTGCTTCCCTTCATATGGTGGACGAAACGCCTCTTTTAACTTCCGCTGAGAAGAAAGAACAGCGTCTGGTTTATCAGATTGTATCCGGAAGTTTCAATGGAGATCTCGGACGGACTACAGCAACAGGAGAGTATCACGGAATTGGATTGTTCTATCCAAAAAACGGAATAATGGTATTTAATGCTAGTAAAGTTCGCTCTCTGTGTGGACTTAATTACGACAACGGAACAGGATCAGCGTTCCATGTGGATAACAGTGTAAGATTTTACAATCAAATGGTAGCGGTCAGTAATAGGAACATGAGAGTGAGGAAATCTGAGGTGGTTCCGTCAACACACTATTTCGTTAGGGTTAAAAATCAAGATTTTAATTTCTCTAACAACCCGTCGTTTGTTTATTCCGAAAACGTTTCTGGTAGTTTTAAGGGAGAAATTATTGATTCATTGGTAGAGGAACCTAAGACTTACGTTACAACTGTTGGACTCTACAACGAACAAAACGAACTGATAGCGGTGGCTAAGTTAAGTCAACCGACGAGGAAAGATTTTTCGTCTGAACTGAGTTTTAGGATTCGTCTCGATTTTTAATCATAGTTTCGGAAAGGGAACGTTGATTTTATATCGGTATATAAACTCAACATTCTTCATATTTATAAGAAATGATTAAAAATCTAAGCAAGGAAGACATTTCTTCATCTCCATTTAGTGTATCTAAAACGTGGAGATCTCCAGGAAATTCTGTTAATTTCCTTCTGTCGGATTTTAACTACTCCGTAAATTCTTCAGGGGATAATTATCCGATAGGAATTAATTACACCGATTTCAAGGAAGGATTATTGCCTGCCGATTTCATATCGGGATCTTTTAACTATTACAACAAATCTCTATCTGAGACAAGCATGAGTTTGGGGTATTATCCTTGTCCAAACGATTTTTATACCCTTTCAAATGTAAATCAATCTAGAGTTGATGATTTTAATCTGGTTTTAGAAGAGAGTGGAGATAAGTTTATAAAAATATCGGAGGGGATAAAGGTTGAGAAATACATAAGGTTTTCCCCCCTCTCCTCTTCAAAAAATGTAGACGGCACATACAAACGACTCGTTTACGATCAGATTAAGAATTCTTACTACAGTGATACAAAAGACCCAACGAAACTCCTCGGTCTGGAAAATATAGATCTATTTTTAGACAAAAATAATCGTTTCATTGGAAACCGAATAAAAGTGGCTACCGTTCCCCAGGCTTATTTCGGAGATACTATACAGAAAAACTCCCTTCGTATAGAAGACAGTTCCGGAGAACAGTCAGTAACGGTGGTCGATGATGGAAACGGAAATTTGATATCGAGCGGTAGCGTTTTTGAAAAAATCGTAAAAGATAGTTTACACACAGCATCTCTTCATCCGAACGTTGGTTATTCAGTAGCTACATCTGAGTATTTTTCAGCGATAGGTTGTCCATCGTTTCAATCCAATATAATTAAAACAGGAAGCGTCGACCTTTACAAAAAAGAGAGATTGGTTTCCGACAGGTTTGTTTTTGATAGAACGTTATACATAAAAACCAGTTCATTGTCACATATTGGTGCGGTCACTTCTATATCACAATCCGATTTCGGTGTAGCGGTGAGTATGTTCAATAACCTCTTAGCTGTATCTACCACGGATTTGAAATGTTACGTCGGATCGTCAGCAAAAACTGCTAGCGGATTTGTTTTATTATTTGACGCAGAAAATACATCGTCTTCTTCACCGGTCCAAATTATCACACATTCGTTGGGTTTAAATGAACAATCCAGATCTTTCGGTCAATCGGTGTCTTTAAATGGACAATACTTGGTGGTCGGTTCTCCATTCAGTCAGAACGAAGGAAAAAGGGGTTCCGCGTATCTATTCAAAAGTTCATCTAACGGATACGTATATGAAACATTTTTAACTGGGAGCGAATCTACTGATATATTCTTTGGATCTTCCTTGGAAATAGATAGGAATTATAATAAAATCGTTGTTGGCAACGGAAGTTTAAACAACACGTCATCGAAGGTGTATCTGTTTGAGTCGTCAAGCAACGGTTGGTTTGAAACTAAAAAGTTTTCTCCGACAAAGGAAGAAGAAGATTTGTTTTTTGCTCCCATAACACCCTATTACAATCAGAATAATACGATGGATGGGTTTGGAAACTCTGTGTCGATATATTGTTCATCTTCAAATGACATTAAAGTAGCTATAGGTGCTCCGTATGACAGGAATATTTTGGAATTCAGTGGATCAAATTATATGCGGAATGGAGCGGTTTATGTCTTTGAAAAACACCACTGTAATTTAAATGGATTTACTGGGTCCCATTGGGAGGAAACTCGACTTTTTGGAGATGTTGACAACTTTCATTCTAATAGATTTGGACACGCAGTAAGTATCCATGAAAACGTTTTAGCGATATCCTCCCCCAAATTTTTGTCAGAATACACGTCATCTTACATTAAAAACACGATTGTAAACAGTCCTATAGATGAAGAGTTTTTCGACTACGATTTCAACGGAATGTTGTATATTTACACAGCGTCAGCGAATTCTGATTGGCAAGTTGTTGCAAAACATAAACCGAGAAAACAAAAAGATGTCGGATACTATATGTTTGCAAATGACGTGGAGGTGTTTGGAGACAATCTTATTACGGGAGATCCGATGCCTATTTTAGATCCTTGTATAGATACTATTGATTACACGTTCTCAAACCGCAACGTGTCTTCTAGTTTTCATGGAGGATTTCACATATTTGATTTATCGGATCTTTATTCAAACCATCACCTCGGGAATGTTTTTTACAAGACCGGAAAAATAGTAATAACCACAGACAGCGATACATTCGGTTCTATGTTTGAAAGTGGATTTAATGACGTGCCGATATACAATATAGGATATAAAAGTTTAGAAAAATTTTACGAAAAGGAGATAATTTGTATAGCAAATACCGGAGAGTTTAATGTTTCCACCAATCCTACCTCTTATCAAGTTTCGTCGTCTATAGCAGATATTAATCAAAATGGAAATTTTGATTTTTCTGACTGTGATATAATTCTTAGGTCTATCTATAAGAAAAACACCGGACGTGAATCTTGGTGGGAACTATTTCAGTTTTTAAATCCTAATACCACCGAACAGCAAGCAGACTCTAGTTTATTTAAATACTACGTATCGAGTTCTTTTGAAAATAAGACCCAAGTTAGGTTAGAGTCTGATGTATTGAGGTTGGAGGATTACAATTATGTAATAGACACGATATTTGAAGAACTGGACATAAACTCCGATGGAGTGACTGACGAATTGGATATACAAATAATTTGGCTGTTCTTTATTGGAAAGTTGAATCCGGATAATATAACGAAATTTCTAAAATCTAAGACACTATCGTCCGCCAGAAAGGGATTTGATGAAATGGTAAATTATTTAAGGTCTATCACCGGGAGGGGGCAGCCAAAATACATAAAATCCGATTTCTTGGGCGACATGACAATAGATTCGTTTACAACCGGTTCTCGTTTGACTCCTTACGTAACGACAATCGGGTTGTATAATGGATTGGATTTAGTAGCGGTGGCAAAGTTGGGAACACCAATAAAAAATCAAGGTTATTTTCCTCTCAATTTTATTGTTCGGTTTGACATCTGAGTTTATATTTATAATATATGGAACAAATTGAAAGAAAATCGATTGTCACTACGTTAGAGGAACGTTATGCAAAAAGTTCATGTGGTGGAGCATTCAACGCAAAAGATGCTGGGAGAGTGACAGTCGATGGAATTTCAAATGAGTTTGCTGACGGTTTTACTTTGGGCGGAAAAAACACTCATATGCCTAAAAAAGAATCCATCTTTTTGAAGGGACATTCGACTAAAAAGTATAAAGGATAATTCTTATACAATAATAACCATATATATCGTATATGGTTTTAGGGTTAGACGCTTCTACAAGCACAGTCGGGTGGGCAATTTCTCAGAATACGGAGATACTTGCTGGTGGATTTCTTGATATAAAGAAATACAACACTTCTAAAGAAAAAACGTTTTCTGTGATCCACTTCTTAGAATCCCATCCGTTGTTTAAAAGTATAGAGAAGATTCATTTAGAAGCAGCATTAAGTGGATTCGCGGGGGGATTCACCTCTCAACAGGTAATAATAAAACTGTCCAGGTTTAATGCTGTTTTTGAATACATTCTATCCGAACGTTGGGATAAACCTATCCAACTTTGGAACGTTAATACGGCTAGGAAGATCGTTCTGGGAAAGTGCAGAGAAAAGGGAGTTAAGTCGAAAGTATTTGTAAAAACATATCTCGAAAAAATTCACGACATTCATAAGTTCGATGTTTTGAACAAGAAAGGCAATTGGGACGAGAAGAACTCGGATATGTACGATGCGATTGTTTTAAGTTTAGCCAATTAATTTAAATTGGCCTTTTCTTAAAACAGTCTAATATGGAACAATGTTATTGGAAGAAAAGGTTTCTTTACTTAACAAGTTGTTAAAACAAAAAGCAAGAATCAGAAAGGGAACTGATGCTGTATATTTTTGTCCAAAGTGTAAACATCATAAACGAAAATTGGAAATAAACCTAAACACAGGAAAATATAATTGTTGGGTGTGTAATTTCTCAGGTCTAAGTTTATTCACACTTTTGAAAAAAATTGGGGCTCCTAAAGAGTATTTTTCCTTACTTTCCCACACAGGCTCGGTTACGAAGAAAAATTCACCATCCGTTATGGTGATAGATTTCGGACGAGAAAATAAAATTTCTTCCGAAAACAACGCCGAGGTCAGTTTGCCTAAAGAGTATGTCCCTCTCAAGAACGTGGTCAATTCGGTAGAATATAGAAACGCGATGCGATACCTAAAAAATAGGGCAGTGACGAAATTTGATATACTACGTTATCAGATTGGTTATTGTGAATCTGGGCAGTTTGCTCACAGAATCATAGTACCTTCATATGGATCCGACGGTAAGTTAGACTTTTTTGTCGGGAGAAGTTACTATGAGTCCACGTTAAAGTATAACAACTCTGTTGCTAGTAAAAATTTCATAGGATTCGGTGGGATGGTGAATTTTAATCAAGAAATCACTCTGGTAGAAGGGGTGTTTGATGCCTTCGCTGTGAGATACAACTGTATACCTTTATTTGGAAAAACTCTATCGAAGAAATTGAAAACCGAACTGTTGTCGACTGTGCCACCAATGGTAAATGTATTGTTGGATTCCGACGCAGTGGAAGACTCTCTAAAAATTATCGAATTCCTTTTGAGGAACAATATCAAAACTAGATTTATAAATATTGGTGAAAAAGATCCTTCCGTGTTAGGATTTTCCTCGACCTGGGAGTTAATCAGAAAATCACCTATCATGGATTTTGAATCTATGATTTCTCTAAAAATGAAATGAATGTGACCAAATTAAAATGTGATGTAGATGAGTTTGTGGGAATATTGCATGTAGCAGATATTCATATTAGGTTAACCAAACGTCATGATGAATATGCGGATGTTTTTGAAAAGCTTTATAGTGATGCTAAGATGCTTCCAAAAAATACGTGTATTGCTGTTTTGGGCGATCTGTTTCATTCAAAATCTGATTTAAGTCCGGAATGTGTCGGTCTTGCAAGCGAATTTTTGAAAAACTTGGCCGACCTACGGCCTACAATCTTAATAGCGGGGAATCACGATGCTACACTGTCAAATAAAAATAGGCTCGATAGTTTAAGTCCGATAGTAAACGCTCTGAGTCATCCTAGTTTGTTTTACCTAAAAGAGACAGGGTTGTTCATATTGGGCGATATACTGTTTAATCACATGTCCGTGTTCGATGATGCTGAAAAGTATATAAAAGTGGATGATATTCCGTTAAAATATCGAAGGGATACAAGATATCTCGTCGGACTTTTTCATGGACCCGTAGACAGAGCACTGACCGACGTGGGTTACTCCGTAAGCAATAGGACGATAACAACCAAGCTTTTTGACGGACACGATATAGTTTTACTTGGAGATATACACAAACATCAGGTTCTTAGACCGGAAGAAATCGTCGTCAGAGAAGATGAACTCGAATCCTATCTGTCTTCCGGAGAATACGAACTTATTGGGTCTGTATCCGATACTCTACAAAATGTGACATGAAAAATTATTTAATACGTAAAAAAAATCCATTGGCGGTCTATTGTGGTTCGCTTATTCAACAAAATCACGGAGAAGATTTGAGGGGACACGGATATGTCATCTGGAATCTTAAAACAAAAGCATTCCGACAACTTGACATAGATAATGAGTGTGGATATTACACCGTAGATGTAACTCGTGGAGTATTATCTACAGATATAAGAGATATACCCTCAAAAGTAAGACTCCGTGTAAGGTGTTTTGAGTCTGTGGCGTCGGAGGTAAAGTCGGTGGTTTCTGATATACGAAAGGTTACAGAAATTATAGAAGTCACGTATGTTCGTGTAGAATCGGAACAATCCTCTAACAAAAGTTCTTTAACGACGAAGGAACTTAATCTTAATGACTTGGCCTCAGTAGAGTATCAAAACAAACTCATAAAAGATTTTCTTACACGAAGATTGGTAGGGGTTACGTTAGATAAAGAGTTGTGGGAAAAGATTTTTTCTATAAATGAAAAATATAACCAAACTATAGATAAAGACAAGGTTATAAGGAATATTAGATGGAAGCCAAAGAAATTTGAATTCAGCAATATGTTCAGTTATGGGGAAAATAACGTGATAGATTTTTCCGACATGAAAGATGTTATAGGAGTCTTTGCGGTGAACGCGAGCGGTAAGTCATCCATACTATCTGCCTTGAGTTTTTGCATTTTCGATAAATGTGATAGAGCGTTTAAAGCGTCGCATGTATTAAACTCACAAAAGATGTCTTTCCATTGTAAGTTTAATTTCGAGATAGACTCTGTTAATTACTTTATAGAAAGGTCGGGAAAGTCTGACAAAAAGGGCAGCGTAAAGGTGGACGTTAAATTTTGGAAAGAGGTTGATGGGAAGGTTGTCGAACTGAACGGTGAGGCGCGTAGAAGCACTAATGATTTAATACGTGATTATCTGGGAACTTATGACGATTTTATATTGACCGTATTGTCGATACAGAATAATAAAGTCGGAACATTTGTTGATATGGGACAAACAGAAAGGAAGGATTTGTTATCACAATTCATGGGGTTGAATCTGTTCGATGAGTTGTTTGTCGCTGCTACAGAGAAGCTTAAAGAATTGGAAATTGAGATAAAACATATTCAGAGGAATGAGACTTTGGAGGATCCGAGGGATCTTGATTGTAAACTGGAAATCTTTTCTCAAAAAATTAAAGAATTGGATTCTCGTAGAGAAGAATTGATTAAAGAGAAAACATTTACAACCGAGTCAATAATTAGTTTAACTGAACAGATAGTAAAATTTGATGAAGAGGTTTCTACCGATATAGTTGGTTTAAGGCACAGTAAATCTAAATTGGAGTCATCTATATCTTCTTTAGAATCGGAGATGTCGAAAATCGAAAAAGAAATATCCTCTCTACGAACAGAGTTACATTCCACCGAAAGCAGTGTGAATTCTTTGCGAGAGAATGGTGTCGAATCGGAGTTTGAAAAGCTTTCTTCTTTTAAGAAACAATTATCTACTAAACGACACGAGATAGATAAAAAGAAGATATTTGTGGACAGTAAGTTGGACAAGTTGAGAAAATTGGAAACCCATGAATACGACCCAAACTGCAAATATTGCGTCAATAATGAATTCGTAAAAGACGCTTTAGATGCCCGAGAGTCTCTCGTTAAGGATAAAGTCGACGTAGAATCGTTGTTGAAAGAATACTCTATTATAGAACATGAAATCGAAAAACTATCAAACGTAGAACAAGACTACAAAACTTTTGTGAAGCTTGTTCCAGTTTTGTCGTCTTTGGAAAAATCTTTGGCTTCACAAAATAAACAGTTGATGGTTTCACAGAATAAACTTGTTTTGGAAAAAAATTCTTTAAAAGAAGTAGATTTGATGATTTCACGGTATCTGAAACAAGAATCATCCATACAATCCAATATAAAAATAGATGCTGAGAGAAGGTTGTTGTCGAATAGGTCCTCGGAGATAGATAGGATAATTGATGCTCTAAACAAGGAATATTCGGAATTTTCTTCCAAAGTAGAAGTGATTAGGTTGGAAAAAGAAAAACGTGAAAAAAACTCATCTACGCTTAAGTCTTTGGAAAAAGAAGCTCAGGCTTATGCTCATTACATTTCTGCTGTGTCCAGAGACGGTATTCCATTTGAACTCATATCTCAAGCAGTTCCCATAATTGAGAAAGAGGTCAATACAATTTTAAGCCAAATTGTAGAATTCAGTGTTAACATACAAACCGACGGTAAAAATGTGATTACGAATATAGTCTACAACGATAAACATTGGCCGTTGGAACTGGCAAGCGGGCTTGAGAAGTTTTTGACGTCTCTGGTTATAAGGGTCGCTCTCATAAATATATCAAATTTACCACGTCCAAACTTTATAGCTATCGATGAAGGGTTTGGATGTGCTGATGCCGATAATCTGTCGTCTATGAACTCCCTATTCTCCATTTTGAAGACAAGTTTCGACTTCATGCTCATAATAAGTCACCTCGATTCGATGAAAGATATGGTTGATCATACTATAGAAATAAAAAAAGAGAACGGTTTCTCTAAGATATCGGTATGATTACCCTATTTATTGGGGTATGCATCGTAGTGTAAACTCAAGGCGAAGTAGGGGATTATCGAACTTTAAAGTCGATATAGAAGACACGTCTTATAGATCAGATTACTTCGTAGTTTCCGACCTTCAACCAACATTCACTTCTGGAAAAAACCATTTTACCATAAATGGTTCATCTTTATTAAAAAATAACGTCGGTATATCCTTGGAAATAACGGATTCAAGCGGAGAGGAATTATACTACGAAATTGGTAAATCTGGGTATCGTACATACAGCGAAACCACGGATATAGTTGTATCGGTTCATGTATTCGATACCACGGCTCCAGGTTTTGGGAAAATAACTTTAATGTCCACTACAGTTGATGGGAGGTCGGTGAGATGGAGTTCTACTATAAAAATAGATCCTACGTTAGATAATTCTAGCAGAGTGATTTTTTTCAACACTCCGACATTAGAAAAAACAGAATTTTTATCATATGTTCTAGATGAACTGTGGACTACAACCGCTCAGGAGTCAGTGACTATATCGGGAAGCGTTGTTGGTAACGCTTTTTCCCCAACAGTTTTTACAGACATAAGTTCGGTAAATCTAAAAAAGTCACCGGTTGATTATAGAATATCTTACAGGGATAGGAATCAGCCTGGAATCACATTGTTTACTAGGGAAAACGATCAATCCGAATTGACGCTTAATATATCGGAAATATCTGTGTTGGACGGTAAGGATATAAAACGTATTTCTGTAAATTTAACACAGTCAGCGAAGATCGAATCCGTCTTAAATGACACCACTCTAAAACTTTCTCAACCTGTAACCTACACTATAAACAATATAACTCAAGTTGTGCCTATAGAGTCAGCGACTTTTGTTCAGACATTTTATGCGACCTCTTACATAACATCCTCCGGAATTATTCCTGGCGGAAATCCTGACGGTGTTCCCGATCCAAATGTATTTTTGCAAAAGCCTGTGGGGGCCGCTTATGCGTTTTTGAAAGAACCTTTCCTCGATATAACTTACAGGAACTTAAAAACTCTCACAGGAAAATTACACAGACATAAGATTTATAGACGGAGCTTAAATAAAGCATCAGAGTTCGAGTGTGTTGCTGACGAACCGTTGCTTGAAACGGAGACTTTGTTCGATAGGGCCACAGCAAATCGTGCCTTTGCTAAAATGGGCGAGTTCTATAACAACGATCATATAAGTAGATATTACTATACGAGTTCAACAAATTTATCGTTTCATCAAGATTCATCGGAAATTCTTAATTCGATGGTTTTGTCGTCTACAACATCGAATACCAACGGTTCTGATTATGTGATCGTCAAAAACGACTCGTCTCTTATCACAATATCTTCGTCGAGAGAAAAATATGTAAATTATGATGATTCTCAGGATCTTATAAAGAGTGGATCCGGTTACGATTCAAATTTTATAACCTTGTATAAAGGTTCTGATTACTTGGTTTCTGCTGATGTGGAGTTATCCAAATTTGATACCTCTAAAGAATCGAAGTTACTGATATTTTTTACAGGATCGTATAATACTTCAAGTGCCAAATCGGAACCTTCATTTGATCCTAAAGGTATAAAGTTGCACGAATATGTTTTGCCGGTAGGAAAGGATCATCTAACATTCTCTGGGCCACATCACGGTAAGATACTATCGTTTGCGAATGATTACAAGGGAACTTTAGTTTTGGTTCCTGTGAATCTCAAAAGAAGTAGGATATCTAATTTATCTTTAAAAACTTTTGCAGAATTTGGTTTTTCTCCCGACGTTTTCTCTACGAGAATTTACTTTCCTGTAACTATAAAAAATGAACAATTTGAACTCAGGTCTGAATTTTTTGATGTAAATAGCAAGTCTATATTTTCCGGAATAAAGACTATAGTGAATATAGACAAATACGGTGAAACGCTTTTTAAAAATATAACCAACTATCTGATAACGGATTCGGATACCATAAGATCGGTTGTGTCGTCAGGATCTCTCACAATCTCTTCATCAAGGATTCTCGGAGGACAAGGTTATGATTCATCGACAAATAGAGCAGCTTTGTCTGTGGTCGAAAGTTTTGTTGTTCAGAGTGGCAGTTCTAATGATAGAAATCCATTTTTTATAGCAGAGTTCGGACCGGGAAATACAGGACCTACTGTGAGGGTCAGTGGAAGCTTAAAACTGACAGGTTCTCTGTACGTTATGGGTAAAGATGAACGATTATACGCCACGTCTAGTTGGTCAGTAAGTTCAAGCTATGCTTATGAAGCTAGCAGTTCTTTGTCTTCGAGCTTAGCAGAAACCGCTTTCTCATCTAGTTGGTCAGTAAGTTCAAGCTATGCTTATAAAGCTAGCAGTTCTT